CAATATAGTTGCGTTTAATAAACGTTCAAAAAAATCGTATATTTTATCTTTTTCTTGACGGTTATCATCTGCATTGGCATTAATATCGAATAACGCAAATAACGTTCCATCATTTACTGGTTTTTTATCGTCTCTCGTTAGTCCGATTTCGGTGAATTTCTTGCCTAAATTTTCAACACTGAACAAAGTAAGTAATTCATTCATATGTATATTGGCATAGTTATCTTTGAAATTTTTATTTTGTAAAGATAAAGTCAAATTTAGACTACTAAACAAGTTCACAAAGAAGTATCCGAATGTATTTTCAAAGAATCCAATTACACTGGGAATAAACTTCAATATAAAAACCGAAGCACCAACAATGGAAGCTATAATCCATTTAGATGGTTCCTTCAGATTTTCATCTTCTAGATTTACCAAGAACGCCATATAGGCAAATCCTATAAATAACATTAATACCATTTTATGATTTAATAACTTGTTGTTCTCTAAAATAGAGTTGAATTCGGTGTATAAATTTGAAAAATGTTCTTTATTATACTCTGTACTGCTTAGAATATTTTCAAAATCTATTCGAAAGAATTTATAAGGAGCAGTGTATACATTTTTTAATATATATACAGCGAGAGGAATCGCCAATAGTATAATACCAACAATGAAACCATATCCCTCGTGTTTTGTTAAACCTTCTCTAATAACAGATTTATTATCTTCCTCTTTTACCTTTATATCATCTGGTTCTCTTTCTATTAGTTCACTAGTAGTATTCATTATTATATACTTTATAGTGATTGTTTTTGTTAAATATAACCGTTTTTTTTACACCCCTAATATAAAATCATTTAGTATGAGTTTAATAGAACCAAATATATTGAGTCACATTCAAGACAAATTGATGTTTTGTCACGAAAAAAAGGGACGTATTCAAGGGTGGGTGTTTAACCTTATTGGGTATTCATTATTTTTTATTGTTGTATCTATCGTGTTATACTGTTGTAGGAAACGGAAAATGACACCTTACGAGGAAGCCGAAAAATTAAGGCGTGACCAAGATTATATTATGTCTAAAATAAAACAATATCAAACTGCTAAACGCCCTGATAATACCAGTGCTATTACACATTTACCCGTAGTCAATAATAACTCATTACATATATAATTATATGAATTTATATTATATAGTATAATATAAACATGTCATCAAGTGAGACTAATATTATAGAACAAATTCGTGAAGACATTCTCGCCAATAGTAATACTGCGCAAATAACGTTTAATAATCTACTGAAGGAACAGCATAAGTATATTGGTGAATTACATATACCATTTGAACTACACGGTGACTTGGACCTATCTATAATAAAAACAGAAAAATATAATAATCTCATCAAACTGGTATTTAGGGAGGGTGAACTCACCAGTTTGAAGAATATTCCTGGTTATATGAAAGTTATTGAATGTCCTCATAATTTATTGAAAACTCTTATTGATTTGCCAGGTTCTCTTACTCACCTTGATATTAGGGAAAATAGTATTAAAACATTGGACCTTCAAAAGGCATCTGCACTTATAGTATTACACTGTGAGGATAATGTACTAGAAAGTATAAATAACTTACCCAAAAATTTGGAAGAACTTTATTGTGAAAATAACTCTCTCAAAATATTGGACCTTGATGGTGTTAGTAAATTGAGAACATTACACGCATCATCTAATCCTGTACTAATCGTTCAAAACAAACCGAATTCTTTGGTAGATTATAAAAATGAAAATAACACACTTTCTACTCACGATACAAATTTGTCGGAAAAGGAAGTCACTACGAAAGATATTTTAAATAAAGTGAATTATGTAGAAGCACTAGATAATTATTTCAGAATCAAACAAAAATACGAAAGTGAATTATTGACAGATAAACGAAAGGCATTTTCAAAGGGTAAAACAAAAAAAGATGCTATACGGCGTTCACGGTCTGTTATTCCAAAATGTTTAAACTGTCGTAAACCTGGCGGAATGTCTTTTAAGACTACCAGTGATGGTTATACCGCATCTTGTGGTAATTCTCAAAATCCTTGTAAATTTAATATAGAATTAACACGAGGGAGTTATGTTTTATCGGAATTGTATTTAGATACTATTGACGAAATTATGGATGATATCAAGCAAATAATCGTTAAACAAAAAATGGATGCATTGTTTGAATATATTAGTGAGGATACTGCTGCCCGCGCGTTTAAAGAAACAATGAAGCGATACGAACAAGATGGTTATTTATACAACGAAGAAATGAAAAACTTTAATCAGTTATATAATAACGCAAAACAAGCGGATGATATAAAAAAACGACAGGTTATTATTTATAATATCAATCAGAAAATCAAAATGCTTACCGACGAATACAAGGAAAATGGAACCACCAGTATATTGAAGGTTATTGTAAATATATATCAAACCGAGTTACTACCAGAATTAGAGAACCTACGGCGATTGAAATACGATGTTATGGAAATGATTGATGACCGATTGGTACAACTCGAAGTCCATCCCTCGCGAGAGGAAGTGAATGATTCAGAAGAACCCACTGTTAAAAAATTTGTTTCTAATATTTAAAGCATCATCCCCCCGAAGAAATGACGTCGTATAATAATAATACGTCATTCGTCTAACATCCGTTGTATGTGGTTACTCCGTCCCAATATACATTATTTTGGTCGGCCCACTTTTTTTTTTCACATATATCTATGTCTTTCCAGACAGCGCCGGTGAAATCTTTGGATGCTACTTGTGTTGCTGGATTAGTATAGTTGGTTGTGGTTGTGGTGTCGTCGACTTCTACCTCAACCGGTGTATGTGTTAGGGTGTACCCATCATCCCCATCAGTCTTTTTCCAACCATCAGGAACATCTTTTTGTGACGTAGGGAACTTTTGACTATCCTCATCCTTCTTTAATAATATACCAGCAATCGTTAAAACCAGAATTAATGATACTGAAGCTACAACTAATGTAATTATATGAAAGTTATCCATTTATATATACTAAATATATTTTACCGATAAGTTTCCAGATTAATATTATTTTATGTTTTAATATTATATAATATGTCTAGTTACTCAAACACACCAGAATCAATACATCAACCAAATCGTATTTTAAATTTAGAAAGATACAATGGTCGTATTAATATTATACAACCACCCAATCAAGAAATCCAGTTCAAAATGACCGAACGTATTGCCATAAAAAACAAGGCGACGGATTATAGCACTGCTGTATCTGGAATGTTGGAAGAAACAATGTTATCACGAGTATTTTTCTGCGCCGACAATATTGACATGATCCAAAAGGATATGCGTGTTGGTGTTTATAATATGTCTAAACAAACCTATATGGTGCCTCCTCAAAATATTAATAACCTAAAGACGATAATGCGTAGTATTTTTATTGAACACGCACATGAAGGTGAAAATGTTACAATTGAGGTTGCTCGTTTGAATAAAATGGTCCTCGATTACAGTATCCCGTCTGTTTATAATGCGGCAGTTTCGCATGAGAAATATATGCAAGACCAGAGTAGTTTAGTGGTTCCTCTCGAAATGCCCAAGAACCACGACCGTGATTATAAACAGTTGGAAGTTAAGCAATGGATGTAAATATTTATATAAGCACATTATATAAATATATGAAAACCACAAAAAATAGTTTTAATTTAGGTGGACAAGCTATAGCGAGTGGTGGATTCGGTTGTGTATTTTTACCACCGCTTAAATGCAAAGGAGCAGAACGACCGGTAGGAAAGGTAGTTAGTAAATTATTAACAAATATTAACGCCAAAGCGGAATTTAATGAAGCAAAGGAAATACAATCCATATTGAAAAAAAAACTAAGTTTAGATGTTTATAATCGTTATTTTATATTCCCCGAAAAACTATGTAAACCCGACACATTAACGAAGGCGGACTTAGTAAATTTTGAAGATAAATGTAGGAATTTAACAAAAAAAGGTATAACGTCGGATATAATAAACCAAAGTTTAGATTCGGTTAGAATTATAGAACTTACCAATGGTGGTAATGATCTATCAAAAGCAATTAAAGGTATGAAAACTAACGTGGACCTTGGAAAATTAAACAGGGTTATTATTGAACTACTAACAAACGCAGTCGTCCCAATGAACCGATTAGGTATTTTACATTTCGACTTAAAATCCGCAAATATATTAGTTGATGATAATTATCAATTACGACTTATAGATTGGGGGTTATCTGTAGTTGCGAAAGGTAATAAGATTCCCAGTGGGTCTACTTCGAGACCGATTCAGTATAATTTACCATTTAGTACAGTATTATTTAATAAGGAAATAATCAATGATATCAATAGAGAGTTAAAACAATTATTTTTCGATACTAATTATAAAGAAGCAATTAGACCAGAATTATCGACAATCGTTCATAAGGTTGTAGTGAAATATTTCTCAAATACCGATAGTGGACACATTGGTTATGTATCGGGTAATATTAAAAAGCTCTTTAATATAACAGGTGAGAAGAAATTCTTTATTTATAATTTACTATCCAATTATCTAACCGAAGCAATAATAAACTTTATAAACCCAAAGACGAAGACATTTGATGATACCAAATATTTTAATGATGTATGTGCGAAAAATTGTGATATATGGGGGGTAATAACTGTATATAATGATATTTTAATACACTACGAAGGATTATCGTTATTCAAGTTCAATACATCTGATGAATTGAAACAACTTAGATTGTTTGTTATGCGCTATCTATATTCACCTGAATTCGCAGGAAAACCAATAGATGTTGATATTTTGATAGCCGAATTGAAAGATATCATACCATTTTCTGGTACTATTAAAAAAACAAGTAAATCATTGAGTGTTAAAAAGGATAGTGTCATTGATTTAGTTTCGGACGACTCTGTTAATCCTTCACCCGTTAAAAAGGATAGTGTCATTGATATAGTTTCGGACGACTCTGTTAATCCTTCACCCGTTAAAACAAAAACAAGACGCAAAAGATGTAAAAACGGAACTCGACGTAGTAGAAAGACAGGTGAGTGTGAAAATACCAACAAGGTCGTAGTTCCATTACAAGCAGAACCTATAGTAGAATCCAGTGGTGATACCAGTAGTCTACTTAGAAGTATGGGTTTATTTAAAAAAGACACAAATATACAAGCAGTTAAAAAACAAAAGGTCGTAATCGGGGAAAAAAAGACACGTAAACGATGTAAAAATGGAACTCGTCGTAATAAGAAAACTGGTGAATGTGATAATATTAATGGACCACAAAAATTAACTACTAACACAGAATCCATAAATACTGCTATAGTAGAACCAGCAAATACCACTACTACTGTAGAATCTACACAGGATGCGGTAGAACCACCTAGTCTATTTACAAGATTAGGTTTCTAAATATCCTATAAAATATTTATTCCATACATTCATTGCGGCTGTATTATGAAAGTTATAATCATTAGTACAGTCGTTACCTGAATTAGAAAGCCGTTCTATAATATCATTACCTCCTGGATGTATGTTATTGTTTACATATTTTGTAAAATCATATACGCATTTACCGCATATAATTATAATTGAACCTTTTTGTTGTAAATCGTCCACGTATTTTTTTTTGAATATAGGATACCAAAACATCCGGCAACTACTTGATATATCCTGTTATTTTTATTTGTTGTAATAATATATATATATATTATAACAAATATGGCTATTATTAAAACAGAAATAATAAAAGGAGTCAAAACATATACTGTAAAAAAAGATATAAGTGACTCCGAAGCGGAAAATAAACTGGCAAATAAATTCGTAACTGTGTCTATGATAAATGATATTATAAAAGACGACGCAGATGTATACACAGACGATGGTAAATTATTACTTAAATTTAGAAAAAACACTCTTTCTAAAAATCATACATCTGCGTTTTATGATAATGTCATCAAATTTGCGTTGACCCCTACATCAAATAGAGGTAGTGCAACTGGTAGTAAATCGAAAAATGTATACGATAACCCGAAAATTATGACAAATATTTTTGGTTATTTTGATAGGTTCTCTCCAACACAAAAAAAAAACTTTCGTATTGCAGGATATAAACTTCCACTTGAGGTGCGTGAGTGTAGGTTTAATCGCGATTTTCCAGAGTTATACGAGAAGACACTACCATTAATAAAAGAGATTAACGGTCTTTATAAAAAACATACACCTGCGTATTTCAAGAGACAGAATGATAAGGCGAAAGAAACCGCATTTAAAATACCAGACACAGCATTCACTACTATAACAACCAACGTTAATTTTAGAACTTCTATACATACAGATAAGGGTGACGACGCGGAGGGATTCGGAAACCTAGTTGTAATAGAAAATGGTAAATATAGTGGTGCTGAAACTTGCTTTCCTCAGTATGGCATTGGTGTAGATGTTAGAACAAATGATATGTTATTTATGAACGTTCACGAAATGCACGGTAATCTACCAATGCGACCGATAGATAAAGACGCACGTCGTCTTTCTATTGTTTGCTATCTTAGGGAAAAGTTATGGAAGAGAACGCGCGGTAAAAATATGGCTTTTGTAAAAAAACATAATAAGACCGTTCGTGACATAGGTGGTGGTAAAAAAACTCTCTTACAGAACAAAACGCTTAAAAATAAAACTAAAAAAAATAAAAAATGAATGATTCTATAATTATGTACGCATGCATACCTTTATAGAATCATTTGGGTAATTCGTCTCTCTTTATACGTGACATTCTAACTTCACACATGCCATTATCACGGTGGAAAATACTCACATAACCGGGGTAATTTTGTTCCAGATATTCAGCGGCAACACGATTCGCTTCTAAACGTCCTTCCGTAACTCCTAGACCACCAGGTGCGTGCTTTTTTGCCTTTATAGTAACATCATTAAACCTTACTACACCACCATCTTTTATGAAATATTTGATACTCTGTTCATAGTCTTCCTTTTCCTTGATTTTAGATGAAGGTTGAATAGTTTTGGTTTTACGATTTATAAATCCATAGAGAGTGCCTATAATAAATTTCAAATCAGTTGTAGTCTTGTTTTTCATAAAGAATGGATTATATATGGGGTAAATTCCCCAAATATATAGGTTCTCTTTCTTTAGTGTTTTAAATGCATCGTTGAAAAAAGCGTGAACGTCTGTTATTTTGTTTAATTCTTTATCCGATACCTTTTGGAAAAGTCCTTCTACATCATCATCTATAGAAACAATCGATTGGTTCTCTGGATAATGTTTGATTATGAATTTGCGTTGTTCTGTTATACCTATCTTCCCTACAACTATTTTTCCATACATGTCTTTGGGCACCACACTTTTGTATCGTTTCTCTTCTGCTTTATTCGCAACAAAAATATGGACTAAACTTTTGGGAACGCCTCCATCTGAAAGGGTTTTCAATGACTTTTCTATGATTGCTTCCGGGCGGTCGTATGATGGTATAGCTACTACGTATGTTTTGGTAGGTCTGCTCTTTCTTGTTTTGCGGGTTGACATATCTATTATATATGTAGGAAAAAAGTTAGATTTTTAATTATTTTACTTTGTATATTCTATGCACATACCCCCTCACTCCTCCCCTCTCTGCTCGCTTCTCTTCAATGAATGTGGTCGTCTCGAACCAGCACCTAATATCTCACACTTATGGAATATATCCGGATACTGTGAATAAACTCTCTCTAATATAGCAGGCATGTTTGCATAAGCAAAACCCCGTGGCGTTTTAAATTCATAGTTCTTACCTATTATAACACCACTATCGCTCGCAACGGAGTATATTACCTTGCGGAATACTTTTAATTTATCATCGACATCACATAATTCCTTAAGTAAGGAATTTACGTCTTCCTTGGTCAAGCCACACTGGGCATGACAAGAATACGTCTTCTTTTTTATTTCTGGTTTAATATCTGACGGTTTATGAAGTGAGTTATCGAGGCAAGAAATATACGATGCGTTATCATCGTCAACATCAATAGTAGTTCTAGCAACAGATGTTATATTATAATTATTCTCTAGTTCTTTAACACGTTCAAGTAAACGACGATTTTCACTAAGTAACTGATATATAAAATTATCACGTTCAGAAATACTCATCGTAAGTTTTATTTATTGATTTGTTTGTTATATGTTCAAGAAAAACAAAAAGTATAAAAGTAATCAATTTTTATATTTTTTTTATATTTTTTTTATATTTTTTATATTTTTTTTTATATTTTTTTTTATATTTTTTTACCTCCTACTTCGTAACCACATCCCACCTTTCTTTGGTTTGATACACTCGTTTGTATTGATCGCGGTGTCCCAGTCTTCTTCTTCTTCTTCTTCCTCTTCCTCTTCCTCTTCCTCTTCCTCTTCCTCTTCCTCTTCCTCTTCCTCTTCCTCTTCCTCTTCCTCTTCTTCTTCCTCTTCCTCTTCCTCAAATTTCTCAGTATCAGTTACAAACAAACGAACTATATCATCATATGATGTTTCACTTGCGTAACACATCTCAGAAAGAGCATACAACCAGTTTTCGTCACTCTCCCACTCGTCAAAATAATCATCCGAGATAATACCATTCTCACCACTCTTAACCCAGTAAATAAAATTCTCATCGTTCATATAAAAGTGATGAATATTATCGTATAACGCATTGATCTCCTCTTCCTGATAACTAATTTCATAATCAATTAGTTCAGGCATAGAAGAATGTGTACTACTACTACTACTACTACTACTACTGTTACTACTACTACTGTTATCATCATCATCATTATCATCATTATCATCTACGTCCTCTACATCGTCATAATTGCGGTAAGGAATGATTGGCCCGACATTTTCATAACGAACAAATATAACTGAGTCTGCTAATTCGTCAATAAATACATTGAACTGTTCCTTTAAATAATATACCATTTGTATCATCTGTGGTGCTAGTGATGACCAAGAATGAATATTATTAGTTACATTTGCGTTGTCATAAATACATAACATAGACGACCAAAATGTAAACATAAGTAGATATGATAATATATTAGTGTAGAATATATTCATAAAGAGTATACTACATAAAACAATATTGAGATTCTTTCCTGGACGAATATCAACAGCGTCTTGTGCTCTCCTGAAAATAACGTGTTCATCGTCTACCAATTCTGTTGACCACGCACCGCCAGGCACCAACGATTTCACCATATCTTTTGACTTATAAATAAAACGGTCATTGTTAGTGTATTTAATAATATTAGTTTTTTTCAATAAACCACTACCAACACACTTCTGGTCATCATCACATTTAGATGACCAGATGTTTTTTCCTTGAACACCAAGGGAATTTTCGAAATAAGAGAACGGGGTTTGTTGAGAAGACATAATAACAAGTGGTATATTATTAATAGTATGATATATTTATATAGTTTCAATTTTTATAATTCAGTATCGATGCGATTGTGTTTATATTCATAATGAAGAACTTCACAAGTACAATCGAAACATAGAAATATATTTATCTGACTAAGTGGAATATGTTTTACAGAATTGGTATTACGGCAATGAAACCGGATGTGTTGGAACGGATTGAACCCACATTTACCAAAGAAACCGACGGTATGTTCAATAATTATCGGTTTATCAATTGTGCCATTTACCACAAGTTCATATGTATTACGATTTATAAACTCGTCCCTTGTCTTCTTCTCTGCACGCCATAACATAGATTCGTCTGTCATCTCTATAAATGCACCTACATCTTCACTCATAAAACAAGTCATTATGTTTTGTAAATTATCTTTCAGTATTTTCTTATAAGCAATTTCAAACTTAATCACCTTAGGGTGGTTATAAATATCTCGATATAACTGGTATCGCATCATAAAGAGATTGAATACTTCGTTTTTAATACGCTCACTGAACGACCAATATGTGCCGAATATCGCATTCTGACAATCTAAAACGATAGATGAATTATCAATAATTCGCTCAATATTCACATGCGAAGCAATTCCAAACACCATACAATCGCGATAAATATAATCCATTTTATCTACGTCTACTCCATTTACCTCATTATTGACGAATTGAAATCGGAAATCGTGTTGATGAGAAGTTGGTGGATTAATGACGTTACAAATATAATCTAGACCCTCGTCGGATATTTCAATGGTATCATTCTTTACCATATAACGGAAGAGTTCCTGTGAACGTTCCTCGTGGGTTCTCCATTTTTTATTTGTAATCAATCCACTATCCATTAGTTCTTCAATAAAATCGTCAAATGTATGTGATGCTGGACCGTGCCCTAAGTCGTGAAGCAAACCGCCCAGACAAATCCACTCTTGTTCCGTCTTCGTAATACTAGGTTTCAAACCATTTTTCATACGTTCGGTCATTTCATCGGGAGTCAATGGTTTCGTGTCTTCGGTAATAATTAGATGACCCTTACTAATTAGTGTATTCAACGTTTTCTTCAATAATCCATATACGCCTACCTGATGATTGAAACGCGTATGAGTTGCTGTAGGGAATACGCGATACGCCATAGACGTCTGCTTAATATAAGACATCCTGTGATACATTGGTGTGTCTATAATTGTAATTGCTAAGTCAGTCATGGGGATGTCTCCCCAAACTTTATCGTAAATGATTTTCATTGGTGTTTTTTACGTATTTTATTAACACGTAAAAAAGTTTTCAATTTTTTATGAATTATAATAATAATATAAATAATTATGTAAAGATCGCCTAATAGACGCAATCAGCGTTGTGTCACGGTGTATTGTTTTTATTTATTATATAGTTTTTCCTATTATATAACTACATATTGTGTATGTGTTAATTTTAGAATTAATATATA